TTAATATGAAAACAGTAGAAAGACATAATTATGATGGTAATAATATTATAAAAACAAGGAAACTTGTTTTTGAACCTTATGATTTTAGTGAACCAAATATGTGTTTGGTAATCGGATTGATACAACAAAATCTTAAACCTGAGTTACTTAAACGTAAGAAGTTGAAGTATAAGGATAATCCTACACAGTATTATGGACACTGTTATCATGCTACACAGGCACTATATTATCTGATGGATACAGATAAGTTAGTTCCTATGAGTGGTGAAGATTATAGAGGAGAAAAACATTGGTGGTTGGAATATAATGGTAACACCTATGATTGCACTGCGGAGCAATATTGGACAGTTGGTGAACTGCCACCTTATGAGAGTGGAAAGAAATCAAAGTGGTATGGATGGAAACAACGACCACAACAATTAACACTTGATCTTATGAAGAGGGTGTTGACAGATCGTTTGATCTCTGATACAATAGAAACATATTAAACAAAACGACTTGCGGTTCGCAGAAATGTCGTTACTTTGCTGAGAGCATTACCATGAATAACAATACAAAAAGAATTTGTTTTAATCAAGAAATAGATCTTAAAGATTTAGAAAAAGAGTATGAAGTCCATACTGATCAATTTAATGAGTGGTTTGAAGATAGATATAAAGGAGAATTTGCTGGATTCACTTGGGTTGATTTAAGTAAAAAAAATTCAACAGATCCAGAATTTACTAATGTAGATATTAGAGATGAACAAAATGAAGGATTATCTGTAGAGGATATTCAATATTCATATCGTGCAGATGGTTGGATTATGCCACCAAAATATGGAGATAAATTTTTTCCGCTTGTAGATTTACTTGGACTTTTTGATGATGGTCGAACAAGAGGTTTAGCAGGTATAGAAGAAGGAGAAAGATGGATGCCAGCTGCTAGAATAAAAAAACCTGATAATTCACTAACTAGTAAAATTAGCACAGGATTTTGTGCAAACTTATTTGCACCACAGAGAACTATAAAACCAAAAGATTATATAAAAGGAACTCTTAAATTAATAAAATCAGGAGAGTTAAAAAGAGATAGAACAGACATAGAATTTTTCTTAACAAAAAAAGGAAATATTCATAAAAAATGGCCAGATAATGCAGGTGGTTGGATTACAAAAATCATTAATGCAATTATGGAGCAATCTGAAAATCCATCAGTAAGTTCGTCTAGAAAATTAGATGATAAGCAGTGGAGGAGTTATTTAAAAAAGTGTGATCTATATGGAATTGATGGTAAGAGATTGAATATTAATCAAATCAGTATCTTTAAAATTCCTAGCAGAACAGCAAAGGCAAGAGTTATATACAACATTCTTGAAAAAGCAAATAACAGACAGCATACTTACATTGCATTATACTGTAAAGATGATTTTGATGCAAAGCAAATTCGTTTTCATTTGAAGGATTTTATGGATAGCACTGATAGAACTCACGATCAAATTCTCAATTATGCAAATTTATCTTTAGGGGAAATTAATAGATTAGATAAATTAGATGATAAAAAACTTTATACATTTATTATCTTACCAACTATAATTGATGATGTAAAGCATGACTCAGCATACAGAAATTATCAAGTATTTGATAGAGATGATTATTAAGTACCAAATTAATAACTGTCACACTAGGGGTCACAAAGACCCCTTTTTTATTATATAATATGTTTATACCAAAAGAGGAAACTACTATGAGATGCGAAGTCAAACTTTATGTTGCTGGTCGTGTTTTCTACGAGGAAGTAGAGGCAAGAGATTATTCTGATGCTAGAGATACAGCTCTTGCGAGAAATCCAAAAGCAACTGTGGTCAGTGTAAATGCGAAATTCTAACAACTATCAAACCTTTTATAAGGATGCAATAAAAAATAAGAAAGGATATGTAACTAAAGATGGTATGTGGGCTGCCATACCATCTAACGGAAAGAAGTTTGCTATTGTTCACAATGGTATCGTAGAACACTTCTCAAAAAATTTTGAATATGCTATGATATACATACAAAAGGGAATTAAAAAAGAGAAAAATGCACGATCAAAACTCAATAGATCAAAATGAAACACCAGCAGAAAAATATCAACGAGCGTTGGATTTGTTTACTGAATCAGTAATGAAACCTGATACTAGTTTGAGAGGTTGTGCATATAATCAAGGGTGCTACGAAGACTTGATGGAGATACGAGAACATGTTTTAGAATACCTTAAAACTTTAAAGGAAGTCACACACCACACCAATCCTGATGAGAGTGATGACATCGAAACATCAAAGTTAATCGAAACAAAACCACTTGCTAAATGGCGGTAGGTATAAGTGCGTAGGCATAAATTTTTGTTAAATTGTATCAGCAAATACAGACACTATTTGTCTAAATAATGATAGAATTAGGGGTAACAAGATGATTTAAATCTTTTTGTTATTGTAGTTTATTTGGAGACAATTATGCACAACTTAATTTCATTTAATCAATTATCTGGATCTTATCAAGAAGAAAAAACGGAAGAAGATTTACTCACAGAATACTACGAGTGCCTAATTGACTGTGAAGACGACCAACATGTTTGTAAACGTATATGTAAGGAGGTTTTAATTTAAAACAATTCAGACGTTTATCCTATCAAACAAATGATTAAATATCAACATCCACCTTAAAGTAAAATTAGTTAATAATCGTACCCCTTGACTTTTTAGTTAGGGGGTTTTATAATCGGAGCAAATTATGAAATATTCTAAGGATATATACCAATTGCAAAACAATATAGATATTTTACTTGCAAAAATATCAGAAAGACAATCAGAAAATGAAAGATTGGAACATCAAAAAAGCAGCAAAAATCTTAATTAAACGGGCTAAACAAAATCCAAAAATGTATGCTAAAGCAGAAGTTTGGTATGCTAAAATGATTAAAAAAAGAGAACACAAAAATGAAAAAAGACAGTTTGAAAATAAATCAGAATAAAGATGGATCATTTTCAGTAGAATGGGATAAAAAAGACCCTAATTGGAAATGGATGAACAACTTGACAACAAAAGAATTGCAAGTTATGATACAACAATCCATTAAATACGATCAAACAAATGTCTCACGATGATTATTCATTAAACCAACTTGAAGAGTGTATTGATGATACTTTACACTCTGCAGCTTCACCAGAGGAAATACATGATGTGTTAATTAAGAATGTTAAAAAAAATATCAGGTATCATAAAGCGTGTTACAATGATAGTGTTCGATTTCTGGCATTACTACGAGGAAATAATAATAAAGAAATAGAAGTAATTGATGGTGACATGTGTTAAGTTATAATATGGAATTATAAAGACAACATAAAATTTATAACTAGTTTATATAACCTATGTTATAATACCAACACAAACAAGTATAAAAATGGTTAATTTAGACGAAAGATACCACGATTACCTTATGAACGGTAAACTTATAAGGATGGATGGTGTTAGTGAAAAATTGATTGGTTATGGTTGGCATTGTGATGGAAACGAGATAAAAGGTTACTATCTTACTACAGAGAACTATAAATTATATTATAATAATAATCAAGTATATCAGTATAAAGAATTACTCAAGGAGAAAGTTAATGTCTGAAATTAAACACGATTTAGAACATGAAGTATATCTTGATCCAAAGGATGGAAAGGAACATATTAATCATGGAAAAATGGAATATACAAAGGAAGATTTAGAAAATACTCATGCTTATTATGATGAGTATCATAAAGGGGATGAGGTTGATGTAAATGATGGCAAGATTAATGATTGGCACACTAGACATGAAGATAAGCATTTAGAAATATATTGTGATAACCATCCTGACGCAGAAGAGTGCAGAGTGTACGATGATTAGGCCAGTTTAATAATCTACACATCCACCTTGCATTTTATTGTAGGGTGGGTTATACTATGTAAAATCACTTTAATTACATAATGAACAGTAAGTTTGAATTATTAAAGGAACTGGCAGCAATTACTCATGGTAAGATCAATATTGCTGGTGGAAATGTATTTCAACATGAAATATATTTGGCAATAAAGGAGAGTGGTAAGCATAATAAAGTTTATGAGGAGTATTCTATTCCTCTTGTTGATAAAGGAAAACGTAAGCATCACAAGGTTGATATACTAACTGTTGATGATGATATGGTTATTGCAACTAACTCTAAAGGTAAATCATTTAATTCTACTGATAGTGAAGACGCTAAGTTGAATGATGTCAAACATTTCATCAGATCAATTCAAAAACAATTTCCTAATAAGAAAGTAATATATCAATTTTTTAAAGATGAGTTTGTATCAGGCAAAATATCACTATATGATTATTTTGTAGAAAATGGTGTTCCAGTGTATAATACTGAGAGATACTTAATTGATAATTATGGAATTGATTTTGATGCACTTGAGCAGAGAAGACAGAAAGAATGTGTCAGAAGATGTGAAGACGCATTAAACAATGCTGGATATAATGTGAAAGAGTTGTATGAAGCCTGTAGTTAAATATCAGGGTGGTAAGACTAGAGAGTTGCCACTAATTGAACCTTATATAAAAACAGCAAAGAGAATTATTGAACCATTTTGTGGTGGTGCAGCAGTATCTTTATATGCTAATGTACCATCAATATTAAATGACTGCAATAATAATATTGTCAATTTATACAAGTTACTTAAAGATAAAGAATATTTCTATAAATTGTTTAGTGATGTTCAATATATGAAAACACTAGGGCATGATGAACTTGAAAAAAGATATTATGATGCTAGAGATGTAATTAATAAGGACGATCCAAATCCATATGATCTAGCATTATCATATATTATTGTTAGACAATTATGTTTCTCAGGTATGGAGAGATATAATGCCAAGGGTGAGTTTAATGTACCATTTGGACACTACAAGAAGTTTGCATGTAATCTATCACCTAATCATTATACATTTTTCAATCAATGCGAGATATATAATGAGGATGCAGTTAAATTAATAAGAACATTCCCTTTTAAAGAAGGTGATTTCTTATTTCTTGATCCACCATACCTAGAGCGTTTAGGATACTCTACAGGCGATGGTAGTGATGGATTACATGAAAGATTGGCATCAGTATTAAATGAAATAGATGTACCTTGGCTATTAATACATTCAGATTGTGATTTTATTAGAAAATCGTATTCACAGTGTAAAATTGATGTTGTCGGGTTCAAGTATGCTCAGAATTTTGGTAAAGGTAAGGATCATTCTAATGCTAAGGTCAATCATTTATATGTCAGTTCAGACACTTAAATAACTGTCACACCCTCTTGCACAGATGGTTTTTTTATGCTATATTAATAATAGGGAAACAAAACTGCAACCCTCTACCGAACATTGCGTTGGAGCATCTAGTTCAACCGAGAACAGTTTTTGTTTCTCGCACCCAATAACAACCACCACTTATTATGGGAATACCAACAGGACAAATGCAAGAAGAGACACAAGAACTTCTTGATGAGTATAATGAACTTTACAACTGGGAGTACAACGAAATGTGCGAGTTCATCGAAAATCATAGTGAAGAAGAATTTAGAGAGCATTATGAAACATATCTTCAACTTTGTGATGACTATGAACAGAATTTAGTTGATGAGTTCATAGAAGATTTTGATGTAAGCACTATTGAGAATTTCGAGGACATGTATCAAGGTCAATATGATAGTGGTGCTGACTTCGCAGAGCAGATATGCCAAGATTGTGGTTACATATCAAACAATATGCCAAGTTGGATTGAAATAGATTGGGAGAAGACTTGGGAAAATGCACTTTCCTATGATTACACACTAATTGGAGAAGGTTACATATTTAATGCCAATTATTAAAGTGGCACATCATCCCTACCATTTCACTTGGTAGGGATTATAATAAAGTATATCAAACAAAAATCTTATGACAACTATCGAACTTTTAGAAGAGTCACTTAAACAGTTAAAGATTATTCAACTTGATAATCTTAAGAGAGAACCAAATCATCCTAGAAACAAGTTTGACTATACTGTTATAGTTCCTGACCACCCTCTTGGTTATCACGAGCATTATACTAATGATTTGAAAGTTGCAAAGAAAAGTGCAATCGAGTGGGCAACAGATTATGGTCGAGCATCTGTAGAAGATCGTAACCTAGAAACAGTATTCGCAGTGAGGTAGTAAACCAGTTAAATATGTGTCACACACTACCACGCATAGGGTATAAAATACCTTATAATAGTAATATAAACAAAGGATTTTCAAATGACCGTAACAGAACTCAACCCACCCAAGAACGAATCCTTAGAGGATTTCATCAAAAGAGATCAGATCAAACAAGAACTCAGAGAAAATGTTAAAGTCTGGACTGAGCAGTATTGTGATGCCATCACACAGAACTACAAAGAGTATCACATCAGATCATTACAGAGAAATCTATCAGGAGATTACCCAGAGTATGCTCAACAGCAATTAGATGAGTTAGAGAACGGAACAGCAAACTTAATGAAGTTTCGCATACAGGAAGGTCGTAGGTATTATAAAATAATACAACAGAATTATGATACATTTCAAGATAGAAATGAGTATCGTGACGGAAGTGTTCATTCATTTGTTGATAAGAACACAGGGGAAGTTTACATGGCAGCATCATGGAGCAGTCCAGCGAAACATGTAAGATTTGACATGAGAGTGATAAGAGACAGGACATTGATGCACACACCAAGTTTTGTGACTTGGAATACTGGATACTTATACATGAGGTAAACACAATGCTACTTAATTTAACAAAAGAAGAACTTTGTCTCATTTCGATAGCACTTAATGAGTATCAATGTAACTTAGATAATTATCATCTTGATGAAATGAAACAAATTTCAACTAAAATTGATAATTCATACAAAATGTGTACTTGTAAGGAGAAAATCCAATGAATGTATCAAATGATACCAACTTGCTCCTCTCAGGATCGTCTGTAACACCCCTGATTTTAACTTAGGGTATGATAGTATCCCCCTGATATGTGCCAGTTTAATTAGTGTCACAAGTTTCCTACCATTTTACTTGATAGGGATTATAATAAGTATATAAGCAAAGGAGTTTCCCCCACATGAACAACTTTAAAGAATTTCTTGATTATTGTGAGTCATTCTATCTACCATCACACCCAGATGTATTATATCCGATTGATGGATTGACCAGAGAAGAGTTAGCACTTGCAACTCTTAACTATCTTGACCTATGTCAAGAAGACACCCACGTTACATGGGGAGACGGAGACTCACTTGACAGAGAGAGAGTCAGAAATTTTGTAATTGAGAGAAGAGCAGTTTTACAGGAGGTTGCATAATGAACACACTCAAAAGATTTTACGTCAATGTAAAATTTGAGAAGTATGGAACTTACACTATCGAAGCAAGAAGTAAGGAACATGCACTTGAAATCTATAATGATGGAGATTATGGATGGGATGACTATACTGAGGACTTTGGAGAGTTCAATGAAGTAGTCGAAGATGTTGAAGAAGAACTATTTGCTGACACACAACTTTCACTATCGGGAGTATTCTAATGTTAAAGTTACTATTGATACTTGTAATCGTCATATTTTCTGTTATAATATACTTAAGATCACTTGACCCACATGCTTAATTTACACATTGAACACCCAGAAGATACAATTCTAACTGGTAATCTTGACTTTCTCAAAGCAATCAAGTCTTATACAGTCGCACCACATG